ATACCCTAACTCACCATACCGAACCTCACCATAATTTATTTCAAATCTTGAACTTTAGGTCGTGGCAAATTCCAAATGCAATGGCGGGTGTAAACATCCATATCGCCGCTTCTGACCAACGTTCCCCCTATATGAGAGGAACTCCTTCTTGCAGTCGTCTGAAATACAAACGGCGTGCGCCCCTGCCATGCGGCTGTCACGGCGCCTGTAATGAAACCGAAGCGGCCCTTTTTCTCAAACCGCAGCCGAACCTCGATATTACGATGTCTATGCGAGCGAATGATAGCATCAGGCACCTCCAAACCCCATCTTGCGGAGTCGGCCAATGTCTGCTCAATCTCTTTCAGTACGGCGCTCGATTCGTATGCCAATGAGCCTGTGGTACCAATATGATGAGTCAAATGCACCAGGCCGTAATTCAACCGCACATAAATCTCACCGCGAGAATACTTGCCATCTTCATCAGGAACCGCACCAAGCCGCTTCGCCAATAACTCCTCATACTCGGCAGACTTTCCAACATGAGACTCGGTCCCACGTACAAAGTAGAAACGCCCTTGACATTTTTCGACAACCGGCTCAAGAATCCGTTGTGCGATATTAACTTGGTCAGCGATATTCTGTGATATTTGAGTTGTTGCTCCATGATGAACGCCATCTATAGCATCGCCATTAAACACCACCGCGAAAGGCTCATCGTGCAAAACTTCTCTATCAGCCAGCCATTCATCCCAAAAGGATTGCCAGTAATCCCAAATCCTACGCTGCCAACGATTAGGAGAATAGTAACCGCCACCATCAAGCCGAACTTTATCAGGTGAACATAAACCGAACTGACAGCCACAGTGTGTGTCAGAAATGACAACGAGATTGCTGATTGGAACTTCAGTGGCCTTTTCGGAATTACCGCGTTTCTTCCGTTTCTTCCGTTTCATACGAGTCTCCTCATAAAAATTACTTTACCTTACCTTACCACACCATACCGTACCTTACCAAACCTAACCTCATCTTAACTTACTGTATATTATATTATCGCAAGAAGTTGTCCTATCTTTCAAAATATTCTCAAATTTTTTATTTTGAACCCTCAATAATCTCATAACAAGCGGCAACAAGTCCAGCCATTTTACTATCATAAAAATTATCCCTGAAAGCGTCTATGACTACGAAAGCCCTCCCCGCAAACTTTCCCGCCTTTAGTATTTCAGTTTTGCAGCAAGACAGCACCAACCAACGAACCTGTTCAGGTTCTTCGCCCTCAGTTGCTTTTAGAATCGCCGCCATTTCTTTCCAATTCGTTTTCCGATACAGCAACGCCCTGACAATCTCGAACGCCTGCAATTCAGCACTTGCAGTCACTATCGCATTCAATTGCTCTCTTTTAGTAGGAAGTCGTATGACACTGTCAAGAAAGACCAATGCCTTGCGGGCTGAACCATCACTGTTATCGACAATCTTCTCGACAACTTCCTCATCTATTTTTACATGCTCTTCCTTACAAACACTTTTAAGAAGCTTAGACAAACATCCAGCATCTAAAGATTTCACGACAATCTCCGTAGCCCTATTGCGAATAGTCTTCTTCAATTTCTCAGAGTCAGTCGTTGTAAACAAAAAATAGACATGGCTCGGCGTATCCTCAAGCATCTTCAAAAACTCATCTTGAGCATCAGAAGTCAACTTGTGGCACTCGTCAATAAGCCAAACACGGCATTTGCCCTTCATAGGAGCTTGGTACATCCTGCGTCTAATCGCACGAACATCCTCTATCTTGCGTGGTGCATCCTCGATGAAGTCATGCCTGCTGCACCTCAACTTTCTGCGGACAATTCTCGCAAGCGTAGTCTTGCCGCAGCCTGAGGGGCCTGTAAAGAGAATGAAGTGCGGAATGTCCACTTTCCCAAATGCCGATTCAAGTGTGCTTACAGCGACATCCTGACCGATTATTTCATCAAGACTTGATGGTCGATATTTTTTGTACAGTTCCATTATATTTCCACCTCTTTTTTCTTATACCAACTCCCACTGACAGGGGCGACAGAAGCCTCAACCCTCAGGGGCACGATAATCCAATTCCAATGCTTTCGCAAATCTTCGTAGATAACCTGCTTAACAATATCGAAATAATCTTTTTGCTCCCTTCTATAAATATCACCAACTATGCTGTCATGTATCTGGCCGACTACCAATGATTTCATCTTGTACTTTCGCAGCAATTTCTGTATTCGTATCAGACTCCACAATAACCAATGAAATGCCGTTCCCTGTATCGGATAGTTAATGACCTGCTTTCTATCAAGACTTCCAGCAACCTCGAAACCAGTAAGCATTTCAAAATAACCATTATCTTGGTATGCCCGCCACCAGTCTTTCTTCCATTGATTATATACTCTGAACCTTTTATTCCAGAAATCGTACTCGATGTCCTGAATGTGCTTCTCGAATGTGCCATCCTTAGGCTCTCTATCTGGATCGCAAGCACCCAACTCAACAATGCCGTTCGACTCAAGATGTTTGTATAAGCTAACATCTGTATCTTTAACTACAAGATTCATTTCATCAATATTTTTCCACAAACCAACAGCACAATGTTTATACCAATCACCATAAAATTCTGCAAAAACAAAATTACCCTTCGCACTCTGTCTGACATCCTTAGTAACCTGACTCTTGTTTAATATATAAATTTGAGCCGCCATATCGCGGTGCATCGCTCCAGGATCTGTTTCTATGTATCTAATCATACACGGGTCTTTATGATAACAAGCAGCCGCACAAATCTCAGCACCCTTAAAGTCGATTTCTACAATTTGATGATTTTCACGTGCGATAAAGGCACGTCTGACAAGTTCACTAATTTCGGTATCTTTTATCGGAATATTCTGAAAGTTGGGGCTGCTTGATGAACCCCTGTACGAACGTGCAATGTTCAAAGGGAAATTAGGGTGTAAAAAACCATCCACAGTTTCTTGTAGTATATTCTGCAAATAGGTGCTTCTTGCCTTCTTCAATTTCTCAATTCTTAAATAGTCATCAACGAACTTCAATCCTGTAGATTTCAGATTCATTTCGTCCGCAGTGGGCCTGCCTGTCTTGGTGCGAGAAAGACAAGGATACTTCATCACATCGAAAAGAACTTTGCCCAGTTGCTCCCGACTGCCTAAATTCGTCTTGCTGCCGTAAGTCTTTCGCCACACTTTGTAAATCTTATATTTCTTAAGGCTATTTGAAAGTTCTGTAATTCGTGTACCTGTATTGTCAATTGCCCTCTCAAGATAATCGACATTTATGCGTATGCCATTTGCCTCGACTTGCGACAGTGCAACACTGCCATCATGCAATAATTTATATGCTCGATTGTCTATCATTTTCTTTCTCAGAAAAATCTGGGAGTTGTTTTTAGGCACAACTCCCGAAAGCCTATTTATACCTCACCTTACCTTACCTTACCTAACCGTACCTCACCCTACCAAACCACACCATATTATTTTTCCAATTCAAATCCCACTTTCATTCAAAATTTCAATCTGTTTTTGAGCAACATGATACGTCAAATAACTATCGAGTCCGCCATACAATAGTAAATCCCGCAAATCCAATTCCTTGATTCGATTGAATTTGCTTCCCTTCCTCGCATGCAGGAATGGTTCTATATGAGCATTGTAATTCTCTTGTCCCAAATTCACGAATGCCTGAAATTTAAGTCCTGTAATGTGTGGGCGATTATCAAGAACATGTGCAGCAATCACAGTGTCCCAACACCAGTTCCTAACTCGATGTCCCAATTTCGCTCTTGTCCACCTATCCTCCATTTTCAGATTCGCAGCAATCTTTGGCATTGCAGATTTAGTCATTTCGTTAGTGGCCTCTATCGCCTCACCTGCCCAAGGATACGAAATCGTCCTCCGGCCTCGCCAACAAACTGAACAACTTACAATTTCTGTTCCTTCGCCATCAGGTTTCAAGCAATTAGTCTCGTAGTCAAACGCTGATGTGCCGCCCTTCTTCATCATTTCCCTAAGTATATTTGCAGCTTCAAATGGCCTTGTAATTACCTCTATCTGCCTCTCATAGTCGGGAACCTCATCCCAAGGCTTGCTTTCCGCCTTACTAATCCCCAACTTCAAATGACTTTTGAAAAGCCTATCAAGTATTTTATCACTGCCCATCCTAAGTATATAAGAAGGATGATACGTAGGAACAATCCAAGCATTTGGCTCTCTGCAAGGAATACAAAAACCCGCCCATCGACTAATACCGCCAATATCTTCTTTCCACATTTCTTTCAAAAGCGATTTGCAGGCGACTTCGCCTAATAAGAAAATTACGTTTGGATTGTATTCCTTAATGGTTTTCATCAGATTTGGTCTACAAGCTTCTATCATGTAATCCTCTGGCTTCTTGTTGTTCCTCGGTCGGCAAATCACCGCATTCGTCTTTACGCAATCGACATCCAAATCGACATCGAGAGATTTCAGAAATCTTCGCAGCAATTTACCAGCACGTCCCACCAACTGCACGTTGTCTCTGTCCTCATCTTTACCGGGGGCCTCCGCGACAAACAATATCTTCTTCCTACCTTTGCCGGTCGCTGGCATCTTCGGAGACTTGCAATGCCTATACAGGCCGCATACACCGCAAAGGGCGAAATTGGCCGTCTTTCGTTTGCTCTGTATTTTAGATGATGAAAAAAAGCCCTTAGTCACCTTTCTCCCCAATTCTACCCAAAACTGTCACATAGACAAACTTTCCACCCTTAACCTTCAGGCGATTCTCAGTGACCTCACACTCGTTATGCTTCTGCACCAACTCGACCAACAGTTTAGGCGGAATCGTGAACTGCAAAGAATTTCCGTCGTATTTTGACTTCTTAATTTCCGTGAACCAGCCTGAAACACCTTTACCAGTAATCTTGAACTTGCCTTTCTTAATATTCACAATCACATCATTGGCGTTAACATTCTCTGACGAGAAAATCTCCGCCTTTTCGACGGACTCCTTCAGTCCTTTTGGAAGCGACAACGATTCACCATTCACTTTCAATATTTTCGTTATATCGTTAGAAGGATACTCGTCAATCCAGTGACGGCAACTCAAAATCAATCCATCAGAGTTACGAAAATGAATCCAGTGCTTCGTTTCGCTGAATTCCGACATATCCAAAGAGACAATATGCTTAATAGATTCGGTTCTTATCAATAAAGACTTGGACACGTCAGTCTCTATCATAAATCGAGAGACTTGGTGATTGTCACAAGCTTCAATCCACTTCGGAGTAATATGAACGCAAGTCATCACGAACTGCGCCTCATTACTTCCCGCACACGGCTGAACGATCGCTATCGCATCAGCAAAATTGTCAGGTAATTTCTTCCATTTTCCGGGGTTGTCGATGGCTTCTATTGGCAGCAGAATATCCTGCTCCATATTGATTCCGGCCTGCTTTCGCTTTGCCTTGATAAGCAAAGTCGTGCCCTTATTATTTTCACCGGCGGAGATTTCTAACTCATCCTCCTTCAACTTACGAAGAATTGAAATGAATGGCATCGCGGGCACCGCACCCTCGATCTGCAACAAAGACTCCTGCGAGCATGCAATCTCATCATTGTACGTATTAACCGTCTTGTCCTTGAAAACGAAGCACGACGATTGTTCGATAATCTCCTTTGCCGACAAACCAGGCAAAACAGACTCAAGCTGCTTTAAGAACTCTTCTCTATTTATTCTCATTTTTTACTACCTTTCCGTTTATTAACTATTTTTAGAAATCGTTTTAAATCTTCCTTTCTTGCATATCTAAAAGACATCATAAGATTTGTTTTTGAAAATAAATACTCCGGCCTACTTGGCAAGTCATATTCTCCGCGACATCTTCCTGAATAATATAATATCACTTCTGTTTCTTTCTCTGCTTATAAATTTTACGAAATCTCTTTTCAGGGTTTTTTAATGACTTAAAAAATGACAACATTAAACTTGTTTTCTTAAAAAGCTTCTCTGGCTTATATCCATCTCCTGAAAAATATAAAATCATAACAAAGTTTCTTTCTTTATCTTAAACGGCCATGGCCATTTCGGAAGGGACTTCACCATCATATCATAAAAGAGCAAGTTTGCAATGCGCCGGTAAACATGAAAAGTGACAGCTCCCTGCTCTTTCACTTCTCCTTTTTTATCAAGACTTCCAATCGGAATTTTTATAAATTCAAGCCAATCTTTAACAATGTCTCGTTCTCTTTGAGCCATTGTTAAAAAATGATTTCTTGTTTTTACTTGAGGAGACTCCATAGAAATTTTCATTATATAGGGAGGAGTATCAAATACAAATTTTCCCTTTCTCTTGTGAGGAACACAAATACCACCATACATCGCAGTCTTATCCCAAGTAGCAGAATCCACACTCCACCAAGGATACCGAAGAAGGAATTTATAAGAGGTTACCCCAAATCCATGAATTTTTACTTTTGGTAATCTATTTGGAGTATCGCAAACAATATCAAAACACTCATCAATCCAGGTTTGGCAAGACTTTTTCATCGAATTTCCTACTAACCCACCAAGACCAATTATTTTATACCCTGCCTTCATATATCGTCTCAACCATTTTGTGTCAGTTGGATAATGAACCACGGGGACAGGAGATAATCCATGCTTCTTCTCCAAATACTTTTGGTTTCGCCAAGTTAATTCTGGATTTGGAATCACATCAACATTGGCATATAAATCAATCGCAATTTTGTATTCCTTAACAAAAGCAGCATAAGAATCAATGTAATCCCAGAATTCTTTAGTTTCGTAAAAATCCCATTTTCCACCACCATGCTTCTTATGATATTCGGCAGCTTTCGTCCAAAGAGTAAAAGCCCCTGAATCTAAAAAGTGAGATTCAACTATCCCTATTCTTTTTCTTTTTCTCATCTATTAAAACCTGCCAATCATGCTCATAAACTCAGCCCTGACTTCCGACTTTTCCAAAAATACTCCTCTCAAAGAAGAAGTTACCATTTTCGAGTTTTGTTTTTCGATTCCTCGGCAAACCATACACATATGCTTAGCTTCCAATACACAAGCCGCTCCCAAAGGTTGAACAATATCCATTAAAGCTTCGGTAACTTGTTGGCAGATGCGTTCTTGTATTTGTGCTCGCCGAGAAAATACTTCAACAAGACGGGCTAATTTAGAAACACCAATTACTTTCCCATCCTTTGGTATATAAGCTACATGAGCGAAGCCATAAAAAGGAAGCAAATGATGTTCACAAGTTGAGTAAAATTCAATATTCTTTACAAGTACCATCTCATCACAAGGTTCTTCAAAAACTTTAATAATATCTCTTGGATTTTGTTTGTATCCGCCAAACAATTTTTCATAAGACTTAATAACTCGTTGAGGAGTTTCTTTTAACCCCTCCCTCTCCGGATCTTCTCCTATATATTCAAGAATACGTCTGACATTCTCAACTGGGCCATCTCCTTCGTTTTGCATACGCTCCCATGGAAACACAACCCAGCCCATATTTTTATCATATGAATTCTGTTTATCAACCAGTGCAAAAAAAACTTTATTTGCAAATTTGGCCTTGGTTTTACCGCTATCTATAATATCATCAATGATGACATCTGCAACATTTGGGTCTTCCACCATAATAGGAAGCTTTCGAAGTAAAACAATTTCCCGCAACACTAACAAAGCTGCCGATATACCTCCTCTTGGTACTCCATATATTCGTATCACATCTAATGAACCCAAATTCATCACAACTTGATTGGCTACCATTTTAGCCATCGTAATTACTTCTTCCCACGTCAAATCGGTTTTATTAGTCATTTCATCCCCTTATACAACCCAAAATTAGGCCCAGACACGCATTCTCACGCCCAAACTCATCCTAATAGGTAGTTTGAGGCCTTATTTTAAATGTCAGTCGCTTGTATAGCAAATAGGGTCTTCTGCATTATTCAATTCAAATGCTCTTAATCGTTCTATACAACTGCCACATTTTCCGCAAGCAGTTTCTTGATTCTTATAACATGTTCGGGTAAGCTCAAAAGGAACTCCCAACTCAATTCCCCTTTGAACTATATATCTTTTGGCAACATGAAGAAAAGGTGCCACAAGTGTTATTCTTTCATCAGTACCTATCTCAATCGCCCTCCTCATAACTTCAAAAAATTTGGGTCTGCAATCAGGATAAATAAAATGGTCGCCAGCATGAATTCCAATCCAAACTTCTTCTGCTCCAACTGACCAAGCCAATCCGGATAAAATTGAAAGAAAAATAATATTCCGACTCGGAACAACCGTACTTTTCATACTTTCCGCTTCATAGTGACCTTCTGGAATTTTCACATTACTATCTGCCATCAAACTGGATTGAAAATTCTTAAATGTTTCTCTCATATCTATAAGTCTAAAAGGAACATTCATATAGTTTGCAAGTGATTGTGCTGCTTTATTTTCAAATTTGTTATGTTTGGAACCATAGCAGAAACCAACAGCCTCAACCTCATAATTTTCACACAGAGCTTGAGCCAAAACTACAGCAGAATCCAATCCTCCAGACAAAGACACAATAACTTTTTTCTTCATAATAAATCCCTCACCTAATTTTAAGAACTTTTTGCATTTGAAGACTCAACCTCCACTTCGGATGAGTTTTAACTATCTTCACCGCTTCATTTATATTCAATCGAATATTCTTATTATCACAAGGTTGAATATAATAATATTTCGCCAAAGTTTGCTCCAAATAAGTAAAGATAGCAGGCTTTTCTAAAATAACAGAAGGCCAAATAACCTTGATTTCATCTATCATACAATTAACTTCAATCGGCAATTGCTTTGGTGAGACTGTCACCCAATCCAGCAAACCTTCAACTCTATACCGAAGTAAAGATTTGGTTCCATTTGTTTCAATTGCCACATAATATCCGTGATACTTTAATAATTTTAGTAAGGGTTTCAAATTCTGTAATGACGGCTCACCTCCTGTAATAATCACATTTTTACAGAGGGATGAAGAAATATGCTGTAAAATACTTTCTTCGCTTCTTTTCATCTTTTCACTAAAATCAGTATCACAAAAAGAGCATTTCAAATTACAGCCCGCCATACGAATAAACCAAGCCGGCATCCCAACATTTCTTCCTTCACCTTGTATGGAATAGAAAATTTCATTTATGGAATATAACACGCTTTGTTACCTGCACTTTCTTGAACGATAACTTTTGTTACCCGCAATGAGCTTGGAATTTCATTATCCTTCTCAGGACAATCACCAAAAATATAATTCTGAACTTCGGTGGCAATCCACTTTGCCAAATTCTCTGCTGTTGGATTCATACCACCAAGCTCTTCAACATCATTCAGACATTTATGGTCGAGCGTATCCTTTATTACTCTTTCCATTACCTCCTTAAGCCAAGTGAAGTCAATAACCATCCCGCAGATTGTTAAAGCCTCACAAGAAATCTCAACCTCAATAACCCAATTATGACCATGAAGTCTTCTGCAAGATGAATCATAAGGAAGTGCTAATTTATGGGCTGCGGAAATTTCAATTCTCTTCGAAACTATATACATATTAACTCCTTACCCAAAACCATACAAACTTTTTCAGTCTACTTTTCACCTTTTCCAATATAAAAGCGGTCTTCGTTATCCACTTTTATATTGATGGATTTTTCCCTACTCATACGATTCGGGAGCTGAGCTTTGATGGTTTTTCCCATAGATTCTGGATTTCTGTCTGGAAATCTTCTTTTCAACAAGGATAAAATTTTCTCTTCGGAAATTGGGCCATGACTCTTAACAAATTCCAAAATAGACATTATCACGCCGGGAGTCTTTTGTTTCTTTGTCGCACTTGTTTTTTCTGTTTTCTTCTTCGACGCACCCTTCTCCTTTCTTACTGCCTGTTTTTTCTTTTCCGCTTTCCGATCGGCCTCTCGTCTTTCGGCATCCTTAACATCCTGCTCAAGCTGCTTGTTTGTCTCCGCTTTTTCGACATCAACCACAGTGACGATGCGTCCTTTCTTCTGCGCCCCCAGAATCTCGCCCACACGTTTTTGCGTTTTGATGTCAAGCTCTGTTCCGCCAACGAGCACATCCAACTTAATAAGCTTCTTTTGCAGGCGTGCAGTATCCCACTTATTCGCGGTCTTAAAACCCAGAGCCTCAAAAATCTTGATGGCTCTGTTCCTTGTGATTGTTCCCAAACTTTTTTCTTTTCCTCTGCTCATTTCTTGCCCTTTCTATTTTTAATTCACGATATGCTTTCTTGATTTCCTCTATCTGATTTTTCCATCGGGTATTAGCTGCGACCGCAAGAATATAAGCCAAGTCTCTACAGTCTGAAACCAAATCTTCAACGAAATCCTGTACTGTTCTATTCTCCATCATCTAAATCTGTAGCATTCAACACAGCAGTTAAAATACGATTATCGGGAGGTAATAAACTTCGAGGATTATCCAATAGCAAATCATACAAATTTTGACAGTGTTTCTTTGCCCACTCAAAAATTGGTTCTGGATTCATTGCATGATAACGTGCCAATATAGTTGACGCACTCGCAATTAACGATTCAGCTTCAGCACGTGCCCAACCATCTTTAGGTCTCATTGCTTGTTTATAAGTCAACTCGTTTCTCCTTTAATTTACTTCATCCTTATCATATTATCGTGAAAAACACAACCAAAACGCAAAAGATTTTCAAAAGCAACTGCAAATAGCAGGATTTGCAAGTGCGAGACACCCTGCGACATGCACACACCGGCTCGAATGGAATTCGTCGTCTCGGAGCGAAATCCAGTTCAGACGCATAATTCCACGCTTTTTTTCATGCTCAGTCTGATTTATGCCAATCATTCCGGTCACTGAATCAATCTTTCTCCTGTCATCCGTAAAATTCGCCATCTTCAAAATATTCCTGTCATAAGACGACGCATCTGACTGGGTAGCTGTCACCAATAAGCAATGTCTCCGTTGACTCAGTGCACGCAAACGCTTCCATGTTTCGTTTATGCGATCACGACCTTCTATGCTAGCATATTCCATTTTGAGAATATCTGCATAATCAATGACTATCACATCTGGAATCCAAGAACTCCTCTCCCAATCTTGCAGAATGCTTTCAATCCCATCGACGCTGAGCGTTGAATTAAAGTGACACGACAACTTCAGATATGTCTCCTTACTCCTGATTTTCTTATGCATTACCTCTGCACACGCCTTTGCAGCCTTTCTCCAACTTAAACTTTTAGTGAATTCCTTTAGCTCAAATTCTCGTTCTACTTTCCTTTTCTTTTCATTGTACCAAACCCTTGTCGGATAATACACATCACAAGCATAGCGGGGTTGCTTAGATGCACGAATCATCAGACGCCTCATTGTTTGACTTTCACCCATGTCACCAACTTCAAACATCGCAACTTTCCTCCGCTGCAACATGGCTTCGTACGCAATGGCCATCAGCCAGAAAGACTTGCCAACACCCTTTTTGCCCATAAAAGAAATAAAACCCTCACGCTCAAGAGAATTCCTGAAAAACTTTCCAAGAGCACCCTGAAATTCAATCAGTGTTTCTTTCCTATCAGTTTCAAACGCTTTCCGAATTACATCCACATTTTGCAGGACGTCGATGCCCTCGCCAGCACCCATCTCGATTCTGCTGTAACCAACCAATCTATCATGTGCTCTGTCGGAATTTCCATCAGATATATCGGATTCGACTTGCTCAATCAAATTCTCAATCCTAACCTGATTAAAATACTGAGATGCGATGTCGATCATGTAATCACTATTACTCTCGGACTTCAAATCTTCGTATTCGTCACTCAATGACGATAGGAAACTGCTTACAAGATTCACACTGCTCTTGTCTTGGGTCCTCGACGACCATCCCTCAAATAGACTCTCGATGTGCTTCATGGGGGCTTTATTATATCGCTGATAATAATTCAAACACCATCGAGCGATTATGTTCGCCCATTTGGACTTGAAAGACCGAGGCTGCCACTTTGAGTTGATTCTCGCCAACACAACGGAATCGACAATCATGGCAATTAAAATTCTGCGTTCGTCACTATTATCTTTCTTATCTATTCGCATAAATTCTCAAAAATAATCAGTAAATTTTTTCAGCAATTCATCATAAAGCCAGTCTGCAGTACCTCCCATTTTAATTTGCCTTTGGACTATATCCGAGCCTGAAACGCAAAAATCATACTTTTTATTCTTCGATCGATATAATCTTAATCTGGCCCCAAAACCATTTGCCTGCTTAATCAATTGACGCAGCATATGTTCATCTGTCAGCTTTATTGTTTTAGTTTTTTTCATATCAATCCAAATGACTCTTTCGTCTTCCTGTTCAATTTCTTTTTTGATTTTTCAAACAAACTTGGCCTCATGCTCGCTATCAATTACATCCTTTGAAATAATGTTGGTTGAGATAAATACTTCTTAGATTGAAAACCCCGTTACCTTATCGGGAACCTCATCACCCCAAACATCCCAACCTTGTATGTGATCTCTCGCAAATAATTCTATCCGTGGCAAGTCGCCCATCAATTCTACAATTCTTTTTCTAACCTCATCAGGTTTTTTAGAATGGGCACTCCTCTGGCTTTCAACCAAAGCCCTGACTTTATGACTTTTTATCAATTTGTGGATAGATCTGCCTCTGGTAGCTAACAAGCACAACTCGACACCACTTTTCATTGTGTAAGCACCCATAAAACAAACAGAAGCTCCTCTTCTTGTTTTCTTAGCCCAAACGAACCCAATTGTTTTATACGTAAAACCCCAAGCATTTATTATCTCAATGCATCTTTCTAAATGATAATCAGTCGTCCAAATGAACAAAATACAATTAGCATCAGCAAGTTTGGAAATAGGTAGATTTTTTATGGCATTTGAACTCATTACTTTGTATGGAGGTCTTCTCATACCTCGTATGGTGGTACAATTAGAGTTTGCATTGCTATCATTATAATAACTCCAAGGCGGATCTGCATATATTATTTGGTATTTTTTATTGGGAAGTTTCTTATTCTTCATAATCAATTACATCCTTACCTCTTTTGACGCCTTCCTTATCTGTCCAAATTTTAGCCTTAATTTCTAAATTATCAATATCATCATCGGCAAGAATATCATTAAAATATTCTTGCCTATATATATTATATATATCTTTAACCCTGCTTAAATGGTTTAGAGCGGTTTTAATCCTACTTAAAGTGATACTTTTGAATTCCTTGTCAACATTGTGTAGAAAGATAATACGTATATATCTTTTCCTAAGATATTCACACTTGATTAACTTTTTATTTTCATACAATGATTTTATTAGTAAACTTATGGACGTCTTGCTGATATTAAGTAAATTGCCGAGTTGTTCATTTTTTGCAGTGCAATATCCATACCTGCTACATATCGTATGTATTACGGTAAATAGCAGCTTGCCGTTCGGTGTCAAATCTTTGCGAATCAACACCCCTCTCGGTATTAGGTAATGCTCATATTCTGATTTGTTTTGTTCAGATTTCATCGTCAACTTTCATCGTATTAGAATATCATATTTGTATATATTATCACTTAAAATAAACGTATCTCGTGAAAAATTCCCAAAATAACGTTTCAGACAGGCTCCTAACATCACTTTTAAGGGGCCTGACATGTGTTCTAATCGATTTTCCCACACTAATACATAGTTTAATACTGATTTTAAATTTTAAGGGCTTAGAACTCAAATTTTAGAGTTTTGAATGTAGATAGACCAACAGAAATCCCAAAGACGCCCCAATAACAAACCCGATTGTATATATTATCATAACCCCAGTTGGAATGTTCATCCCAAAATCTCCTTTCTCAATCGTTCTATGTTTTTTTCGTTTTCATCTGATGCGTCCTTCGCATCCAAACTCACATTGTAAGTATCACCAGAAAAGACTGACAGATCATTGACCAGCTTTCTCGCACGTCTCTGTGCCTCATGTTCGTTGTCAAAACAGATCGCCCTCGTTGGATACTTCGCGATTCGTTCGAGCTGTCCGTTTGAGTACCCAGAACCAAATGTAGCAACTGCCCCCTGACCGATTCTCCAAGCATCGAACACGCCTTCGACCACAATGACCGCGTATCGTGCGAAGTCCTCTCCGTAAAGGAGTTCCTTATGAGGCATTGCTTCTTCATTTTCACCTGCACTAATATATCTTGTAATTTTAGGGTTCTTTGAGATTGAGCGTGTCGTCCAGCTGACGATCTCCCCGTGGTAGTGGATCGGAATCCATATCCGCCAAGGGAGCCTGCTCGAAACTGTTATGCCCCATATTTTCCAGATGTACTCAATTTCCTTCCAATCAAATCCTCTGTCACGCAGATAGCATTTGTGCGCTTGATGAAGTTTTTGTATGCCTGTTGGCATGACGAGCCTGCCGAGGGGTTTCTGCTTTTCTTCAATATGCTCATGGTCAAGTGACCTCAGCAGCTTTTTGGCTTGATTGTAGGACAGTCCTGTGATTTCCATTAGGGTGTCTATGAGCCTGTGACTTCCACAACGCCAACAGTTGACGTAGTTCCCCGCTATCGAATAGCCCATGTGCCATTTATGGGAGTCCCTACCGCAGTAGGGGCAGTCAATCTGTATCCAGCCCTCGCGTGCGTGGTGATGCCCAGCGGGTGCAATTGGGATATTGTATTCAGATAATATGTCTTTGAATTTCATAAATTGTTTCCAGCTTTCCAGGAGGGTGAATACGCATCTGGATCGTTTTCAATGCTATCTAATCCTGAATCGGGACTGCTTACTATGTGAAGATTTTGGATCTCGATTATTTCGTGTTTTAGCTCTCTATGGCAACACAGACACTTATCTGCCAAGACCTCATTGCAAATACTACAAACAGTATTGGATAGGAAAAAATCTCCGCAGGACGAACATATATGTTGCTCATATTCTTCACTCATATCACGTACCTTTTAACAAAAGCTTCTTCTGTAACTCATCAAATATACTCAGCCGGTTCTTCTTTCTGCTCCCGTCAAGAGTCTCTGAAACCACATCCTGCTTCGACTGCAGTATCTCACAGAGGTGATGCTCGATAGTGTTCTCTGCTACGAGATAATATATAAGCAAAGAACTGTTATCATCAGGGTCAAATATCCTGTCTTCGCACTGTGTAAGATCGCCTGGAGTCCAATCAAATTCGATTGCGACTGCTGCTTTTGCCTTCGATAGTTCAATAACTGTACCAGCAGCCTTTGTTTGTCCAATACACAAACGATATTTTTTATTTGTCTGAAAGAGCTTTACAGCAAGGTGGCGTTTCTTGCCTCTGACAGTCCCGTCGATTACAACGCATTGACCCTCGTACCTACTGTGGAGTTGTCGAATAATCTCCTTGTGTATGGCGAAAATGACGAGCTTGCCGTGCTCCCTCTTCAGCCAGTCATCTATCCATTTTAGGGCATTCTTCATTTTTAGTGATACCGCCAGACGCTTTAGATATCCCATCTGTACGAGACGTTCGGCTTTCTTTGCCCGGTTCGCACGTGTCACTGAGCGTTTGCCAAGCCATCTTATGAAAGAATGTTCGGCCTCGGAGTATTCATTCCTGTTCGATATTTTTATTGGTACAATTCGTCTGTCTTTCGGCAGATCCCCCATCGCGTCCTTCCGCAACATCCTAATCATACACCAGGCGTTCAGATTCTCGTGCAACTCGTCAAGATGCTCTGCTCCCTTGAACTCCCAGCCCCACGGTTTGTGCTCAGGCTTGCAATAACGGAAAGCATATTTCATAAATGATGGGAACCTATCGGGTCTGAGCAGATTCAGAATGTTAAAAAGCTCGATAGGTCTGCTCTTGAGCGGAGTCCCCCCTAACGCGAGTAAATAAGGCAGTCCCTTCGCGAGTTTTTTGGTTGCTTTATAGCACTGCGTTTTGCGTTCCTTGATGTAGTGGACCTCATCGAGGATTGTAGTCTTTACGCCTGCCTGCTGGAGAAATTTAACCCAGTATTGCAAAATCTCCCAGTTGAGTATATACAGTTTGTTCTTGTCTGTGTGTATGAAATTCCTCTGTGGGGGTGATGTCCCGTTCAATACAACGCTTCTTATCCCGAAATATCTTTCTGCCTTTTCCTTCCAGTGCAGCTTTCCGATCTCGGGGCAGACTATGATGGCAGGGTATGCCTCGGAATTCCTTTTCAGCCATTGCAGAGCTATGAAGGTCTTGCCCATCCGCATCTCGTAGGCAAGCAGGGCACGCCCGCGAAAATGTTCAATTTTCCTAACAGCCTTCTCTTGGTAGTCTCTTTTTTCTGGTTTAGTCATCATATTCTATCTGAATATGCAATGCTTGAAGTATTTGTCTTTCTTGGCTTGCTTTAATTTTTACCTCATACAAGTTTGTTCCATACAAGTCTGCCTCGCACAAGTTTGCCTTACGCAAGTCTGCCTCATACAAGTATGCCTAATCTGGAGTTTCATTTCTTATCCTTTCTAATAGTTAGTTATGTTCTCGATTTCCTCAATAATTAACACTTATATTATGAAACCCTCTTTATCAAATTTAGTTATTGCGTTCCATAATGAAACATTCTCTATTCCCCCTTCAGACTTTAGTAGTTCTAATCGCAAACCGCCTTTTCTTTGCTGATGCCAGGG